GCCCCCCGCGCGCCGCCCCTCGCCCCGCCGGGCTCGACGGCGGGGCCGGCCGCCTCCAGCGCCCGCCGGGCGCGATCCATCCGCCCCTCAGCCAGGCCCAGGCGGATGACCAGGGGGAGGACGTAGGTGAGGGTGGGGTGCTCCTCGAGGCTCTCCGAGCAGTCCATGCGCAGCGGGCCGACGGCGGAGGACAGCCTCGGCTCCAGGTCGCCGTGAGTGAGGCGGGCCGAGTACTCCTTGATCGTCCCGGCCGTCGTCAGGTGGGCGGTCACCTCGACTCGGCCGTTCTCCCCGTCGCGCACGGTGACGGAGTGGTCGCCGTAGCGGACGTAGGCGGCCCGAGGCTTCGGCAGGCGGCGCTCGGGGCCGAGGACGTCGCGTAGGACGTCCAGCAGCTCGGCGGCGATCCGGTCCACCTTCCCGGCGTAGGTCTCAGCGGTTGCCCGTGCCCGGGCGATCTCGATGTAGCCCATGTCACTTTCCTTTTTGTGAGTGGATTGGCTGGCTGGTTACAAGATAAGGCTAGCGCCGTCCTTAGGACGGCGCTAGCCTTAGCTATCCCCGCATTCCAGTGATCTCAGTCACTCACCTCCGGCTGAAGCACCTGGAAGCCGTTCTCGATGAGGACTTCCCTCGCGTGCTTGGCAGTCCGGATACCCGCCTCGGATAGAACTCTCTGAGCCTCTCTCAGGTCTGAGTGCAGGTCAGACACTGCTACCCACCTCCCGACTCAGCTGAGCGATCTGTCGGTCAAGGTACTGGCGAGCCTTTCGCAGGTCCTCCAGACGCTTCTCCTCGCCGCCCTTGCGGCCCTGCCTCAGCAGGTACTTGCCGCAGTTCCACAGCAGCGGGTCCGAGGGGAAGGCCACGTCCAACACGTCCCACGACTCAACGTTGTCCGCATCACTCAGGCCGAGCGCAGCGAGCGACTGCCCGAGCCAGGTGTAGTGGTCCGGAGACTCGACGGCCTCTCCCGGATAGGCCTCTACCGGGGAGTCAACGGCCGGCGGCTCGTAGTCCCAGATCTCCAGGTGGCGGCGACTCGGCGCACCCCACTCGGAGAATCCCTTCTCGCGGTAGGAGGGCTCCAGGCTCTCCGGAACGTACAGGGTCACGTCTCCATAGCCGTACGGGTTCTGGGTCGGATCGTCCAGGCCGTGAGGCGGCGTGGGCGAGGACCAGTAGAGGCGGCGAGACCTCATTGGAGTCAGGGGGAGCCGGTCCAGAGCATCGACGTACGTCTCCGGTAGGGTGAGACGGACATTGGGCGCGAGCCCGTCCCGGACCTCCAGCCAGGCACCCTCTCCCAAGTAGATCTCGATGTCGGAATCCAGGAAGTCCTCGAACCCCGCCGTACTGAAAACGAATGTCCCATTCTCCAGAAGGAGGCTTCCCCACTCCTGGGCCGAGAACCGGCGATAGATGGACACGAAGGCCGCCTGATCTCCGGCTACCTGAGTGACTGCTCCGTATTTGCTCATGAAAAGTCCTCTCTAACGGCTGGGGGGTATTGACTGCTTAGACGGCGCTCCCGACGGTCGCGAATTCGCTCGCCGAGCGCGAAGATCGGGAGGCCGACGGCAAGGGCCGCGGCCGTGGCCAGCATCGAGGGAGTCATTCGGCCACCCCCTGACTAGTAGGACGGGAGGCCTCGCACTCTTCTAGGAGCGCGTAGTAACGGCCCCGCCAGGAGTCTGACTCGCGAGCCTTGATACTTAGCTCGTCGATCTCCTCTTCTAAGTCGGCGATGTGGTGGATGAGGGCGTAGATGTCTCCGACCGCGCCCCCACAACCGTCCTTCTCGTACTCGTAGTCCCGCAGCTTCTCTACGATACCGGCCGGGACGCTCATCGCTCACCCCCATCCCGGGCAGCCATCCACGTAGTCACGGCCTCCAAGGCGGAGGCTCCGAACGTGGCGGGGGTCGTCGCGCCGGTCGGGTAGACGCCCCAGCAGCGCTGACCGCAGCGCTTCAGCTGGGCGACGGCCTGCCCGTTCTCGTAGACGAGGCACGTATTAGCCTCGTGCGAGGTGTCCGCGTCTAGCGGCTTAATTCGCGCCTGGGGGTGCTGGAAGACGCGGGTCCAGGTGGTCTTGGTCGTTGAGGTCTCGGTGCTCATGGTTCCTCGCTAGGTGGTAGGTGGTGCGGGCTTGCCCTAAGCGTATGACGGCATACGTCCTAGGGCAAGCCAGCATAGGTCAGATCAGTGTGAGAGGCGTCTCCTCCCCGGCGTCGATCTTCGGAGGCTTGCGCTTCCACTGGCCGAGGACCTTGTCCACGGTCTGGCGGGTCATGCCGGAGACAGCGCTGAGGACCGACTTCGACACGCCCCGTGCGTAGGCGGCCAGGACCTCCTGCTGAAGGGCCGCGCGGGCCAGCTTCGCGTCCCGTCGGGCCTTGCGGTCGAGGCGCGCGGCCTCCTCGAGCGGGTCGCCGAGAGCGGGCTCAGGCTCCAGGTCGTCGGTCTGAGAGGCCGGTAGCCGCTGCTCCAGGGCGTAGGCGTGCTCCTGAGCGACCTCCAAGGCCTTCGCCTGCTGGACGGTCAGCGAGAGAAGCTTGCGTAGATCTTCGGCCATCTTGCGCTCGGCGTCGATCCCGAAGGCCTCTCGGTAGCCATTACCGTTGGCCCAGCCCTCCAGGAGCTTGGGCAGGTCTGCAACGTCATTGATGGATGTCATAGGTGTCTCCTATAGGAACTCGGTGAATGGATACTGATCGGCAGGCACTACGGCCCACCACGATTGCCTGGGCCGCTGGTAGTTCTCAGCCGCTGTGCTGACTTTGTCCAGAACCTCCCGCATGTCTCTAAGACCGGAGAAACTCGTCCGGTGCTCGCCGTCCCTGGAGATCTTCACGGTAATCCCCGAATAATCCCGGTCAAGGCGTACCAGGAGACCGTCGTCCCGTAATGTCAGGACCCGCGCCCCGGCCGTCCGTACCGGGGAAGTGGTCTTTAGACGGAGCTTGAGACCGTTCCAGAAGGCTATGTACGCCAGATCGAGGGCGGCTGAGTAGCTGATCTTCAGATGACGGGCGACGAAGATTCCGGTCACCCTCGGCAATATGTTCAGCACTCCAACTCCTCGCAGTCCCCGTCGCCGGACTCTCGCAGCTTGACCGTGAACCCCTCACGCAGGGCACGCCTGATGTAAGGTCCCAGGCGATCCGGGTCCGGCTCATCCATGACGAACTTCTCTACCGTCCCGATCGGCTGCCCGTCGGCGTAGGCTACGTCGAGCCGGTAGGGGTCAGGGAGGTGATCTACTTTGGCGTACATCTCGCTCACTCTTACCCCCGTATCGGACTGAATTCGGGCAATCGTGTCTTTCAAGTCGGCCACCTGCTGCTCCAGAAAGTGGATGTGATTAATCAGCATGTATACATCCATAATCGCTCCGGAGAAGTAGCCCGAATCCAGATAGTCCTCCAACTTGGCGGCTATCTTGTGGGAATTGCTCATAGTCCCTCTCCCCCCAGGCTCCGGGCCATCTGGGCCAGCGCGTAGTGGGCGATGGTGAGGACGGGCTCGGCCAAGCCCTCGGCCAGCCTCCGCCGCCCCTCCTCAGATTCGCGTGCCTCGTCGATCCGGGCAGCCGCGTCGCCGGCAAGAGCGGCTATGGCAGGGAACCCTCCGACGGCCGGGGCAGATTCGACCCGCGCCTTGACTTCGGACAAGACCCTCAGCTCCTCTCGGCCTGCATTGGCGCTTCCCGGAGAGACAGTCGCAGCAATCCATTCAACGCTGAGGCGGACGATCCTAGCCAAAACCTGCGCCTTCTCCGGGCTAGCCGGATCCATCTCTAGGTCCTGAAAATCCGAGATAGCTCCTAGCAGAAGGGCCAGATACTCCTCGGAGGAGGTGTCTGAGAGGGTCATCGACGCGCTTAGGGACGTCTCCACCTGATAGACGGCCTGATCAAGCGGGGACGCGGTCGAAGGCTTTACGTATGAGGTGACCTGCAAGAGAGCGCTGAGGCGGCGCCCGGCGAGCGTCGACCCCCTGAACTCATCTCGCAAGCGCTCCAGGTCAGCGGCGGGGACGGGCACGACTTCCTCCCAGGCGAGGATACTTCCGGAGTCGAAGTCGTCCTTGCGTAGGATAGTTCCGGTGCCCGGGCCCCAGATGATCTGGTACTTGAAATCTGTACCAGCGGCGCCCAGGCCGGCGTTCGTGGCCAGCACCCCGCGGAGCGGCACCCGCCCGTGCAGGAGGCCCGCAGTGATGCGGATGAAGGGCTTGTCAGGCCAGCCACTCATTTCTCCTCCAGCAGTCTGATAGTGGAGTTAAGGCGGTAGTTCTCTTCTTGGAGAGTGGAAATCGTGTCTTTGAGGTCGGCGATCCTGCCCCGACACTCGTCGGTGTGATCCAGGAGGTCCTCAATGCCGTCGGCCATGGCTTCGGGGTCTCCGAGAGCTACTCCTCCGTATCCCTCCCCGTCTCGGTAGGCGTTCAGTGCCTTACGGATGTCCTTGGTGTTCCAAAGCCAGGGGTGTCTGGAGGCTGGGGTAGTCATTTCAATTCTCCTTGCTGGTGTCATCTAGGTAGCGGGTTGCCCACGCCAGGGCCAAGGCGATGACCTGGATCACCTCGGACTCCAGGTCCGAGTTGTGGCCGGTCTCGGAGTTGTTGTCGTAGGTCAGGCAGGCCGCAACCTCGCCGATCTCCTCAACGAGGGCGAACAGGCGGGTGGCGTCCGTGTGGCCGTCGCACTCCAAGGTCATGCCTGGGTGCTTCTCAGCGGCTCGGGAGTACTCCTCCAGAGCACGGGGCAGGACGTCGTAGTCCTCAAGCAGCAGGCGTGACGCTGAGTAAGCTACCTCCCACAGCCACTCCCGCACCAGCCTTCCCTCCATGAGGGGCGCGCTGTACATGAGAGAGGTGTAGTGGAGCATCCACGTGACCGCCTCGGACGGTGTCGGGCCCCTGCGGGAGTGGCTCCTCTTCGAGAACCTCTCACAGCCCTCCTCCCACACCCGGGCCATGCGGGTACGGGTGACGGATCCGGCAGGGAGGGGGACAGCCGCCCTCTCCATGATCGAGTTCAGCTCGGACAGCCTGCCGGAGGTGTGAGCCCAGGAGTAGGCGTCCTGGAGAGCGCGCTCCAGCGCCTCGATGCGCTGCTGGGAGGCTCTGAACACTGAGTCCGGGCAGCTGTTCTGCGATGTCCTCATCTTGTCTCCTAACGTAGTTGGGGTGGACGTATGAAATCATACGTCCACCCCCGTAGGAGATGCAAGCCGTCAGAACCTTGGGAGCGTGCCCGCTAGTGAGAGACCGCCCACAGCGCGCCGAATCGCCCCCCTCGGGACGAACAGAGACGCCTGGCCCGCGTCGCGCAGGCCGAGCAGGCCCATACTCAGCGCGTCCACCTGGTCGTCGTGACGGCCCGAGGGGAAGGCTCGCATCTCGGAGATGAGCTCGTTCACCCACCCGTTGCCCGGGTCCGATGGGTGAGGCAGGTAGACGTTGCCGGACTCGATCTCCGGCGTCACGGCCCGCGCCCGGACCTCCTTGGACGAGCGCGGCTTGATCGGCTTGATGCCGGCGACCTTCTTGCGCAGCACGTCGATCGCCGCCGTACCGTTGGCCGCGTCCTCGACGAGGCGCTGGTGGACGAACGACCCTCCCGGGGACGCCTTGTCGTCGAGGTCTCCGGCGTTGCACCAGCGCAGCATCTTCTCCAGGGTCTGCGTGAACGACCACTGCCCACGCTGCTGCGCGATCAGGAACCTGTCAGGCCCCTGCCGGCACCAGCGCTGGCCGACGGCGTAGTCCGACGTCGAGGACCCCTTGAAGGTCAGGTCCCACGAGTCGAGCCACTGACCACGCTCCAGACGCTCGCGCGGGGGCAGGATGACCGAGTCGTCGCCCTCCTTGACCTTGGACGGGTCCGTAGTCCAGAACCGCAGCCAGCCGAGGTTGAAGATCGATCCGTCGGCCGGCGTGGGGTGCTGCTGGTAGAGCGCCTCCCACATGTAGGACCCGACCGAGCGCTTCAGCGAGTCCCAGCGCTCCAGCGCCTCCTCGCGGGTCTCCTCCACGAGCGGGCTGTAGAGCGGGTCGCCCGGCTCTCGCCCGAGCGGGTCGTCCTCCTCGGCGATGGCCGGGAAGATCACGTTCTCCCACTTGCCGGCGTCGGGGTTCTTGGCCGGGTTCAGCAGGCGCCCGATGAAGTCGTCCTCGTGCCAGCGGGTGGCGATGGCGATGCAGAGGAACGGCGGCTCCAGACGCGTGACTGCGTTGGCCTGCCACCAGTCCCAGATGGCCTCACGCTTCGACTCGCTGTGCGCGTCGGCGAAGTCCTTCACGACGTCGTCCATGAGCATGACCTTGAAGCCCAGACCCGTGATCGACTGTCCGGGAGCCGAGCGGGAGACGATACCCCCGCCGCGTGTCGTCTGCCACTCGCTCACGGCACCCGCGTCACTGGCAATCTTGATGCCCCACTTCTCGCCGTCCTCCTCAACGAAACGCCGAACCTGGCGGCCCCAGGCCGTTGCGAGCTGGGGAGAGTGAGAGATGAGGCCGATCTTCCAGTCCGGGTGCTGGCGAAGGAGCCAGATCGGGAGGTTAATCGAGGTCAGCGTCGACTTACCCATGCGCGGCGGCATGGAGATCGTCATGTAGCGGTTCTCGCCGTTCTCTACGGCGCGCACGGCCTCTGCCAGCCGGTCGGAGAGGTACTGGATGTGAGGCCGGCCGGCGTACGCCTCGTCGAGCTGCTGCGCGCTCTCCAGCGGGTCGGAAGCCTGCCTGTAGGTCGGGTCATGGGGGTACGGCGCCCCGGCGTGAGGCTTGCCGTCGCACGACGGGCGGCCGCACTTCGGCTGGTTCTCCAGCCATGCCTGGCGCTTGATGAGGGCTTCCAGCTCCTCCTCCAGCTGGGCCGGGGTCATCTCCCACGGCTCCAGGGGCTTCTTCACGCGGGGCATAGGTATCTCCTATCGCTGAGGTGGGCTTACATATGAATACAGAATACCGCCACCCCATGCCGAGGGTGGCGGTATTCTGCCCCAATGTCCCGGGACCAACTCTACTGCTCGGGATCGATCACCTCAACGTCCGCCGGGCCGACGTCGATGAGGCCTTGCTCACGCTTACGACGCTCGACCTCCGCGACCAGCTGCTCGATGCGCGACGTCGTGGCCGACGCCGTCATCTCGGCCAGGTTGGAGGAGACCTCGACCTGAATCTTGGCTGAGTCAGGCCCCGCGCCTGCGGCCTCGCGCTCGATGCGCGCCGCAACGTCCATCATCTGGACGATCCCGTTCGCGCCCATCCGAGCGATCCGGTCCTTGGTGAGGCTGTCGAGCCACATCTCGGCCTTCTCCAGCGCCTTGCGGCCTAGAGCCCGGTGGCGGTCCCCCATGGCTATCCGGTAACGGACGAGCTCGTTCGCCTCGTTCTCGGCCATGTGCTTGTCCCAGGCCTCGACGCGCTCCCTCCACGACCACCGGGCCGAGTAGGAGTTGCCGTTGGGCGCGTCCCGCACCCGACGCCGTTCCATGTCCCGGTATGCCTTGAACGAGGCGTAGGCGGCCTCGGTCTCGCCGTCCTGACGCTTCCAGATCGGACGGGTGTAGTCCAGCGGGGCCGGCTTACGCGGCGCCGGCGGCTTCGCGGTAGTCATAGCCCCTCCAGAGATGAGCGCCAGTCCTGGGACGGGGCGAGGGACTGGTTCACGATGGCGCGGGCCAGGTCCTGGGCGAACTGCTCAGCGAAGGCCTCACTCCAGCCCTGCTCGCTGACCATACGCGTACGGATGCCCGCGCAGGCCGCCGTGATGGAGAGGATCGTGTCCCCGGCGACCATGAGGGCGCCGCCGGCGTCAGCCACGCCGCTCTCCGGCTGCTCCGGGATGTCGTCAATCACTGCTCTTGCCGCGGTACCCATGGAGCAAGTCCTCCTTCTCACGCTGCTTCATCTGATCGACCATGATCCGGTAGATGCGGGCCACGGTCTTCGCGTGCCAGCACGACGCCCAGCGCGAGTGCTGTCCATGCTTGCAGGTGCACGTGAACCGGGGATACCCGTGGTCCGACTTCAGAACCACGTGGTGGAAGCTCTTGCCGTCACGACCCCGGGTCTCTCCGGTGTTCCGGGCCGAGTAGGACCGCACCCACCACACCCGGGGGTTCACCTCGTCTTGGTAGACGGCACCAGTCCTCCAGGTCTCGCGGGCCGACTTCAGCTGGGCGGGGGTCATATTCTCCCACTCGAGCTGGCGCACGAAGTCGAACTCAGTCGCCGTCAGCCTAGCCCTCGCCACTGAGATCACCTCCGGCCCCGACGACGGGGTACATACTCGACAGTGTCGAGCCGGTCAGCGCCTCTCGCACCGCCCACTCGGCCTCGTCGGCGTCCAGGACGGTGCAGGCCGCGCCGCCGGCGGCGCGCACTCGCCGAATCTGGCGGACCTGCTCGACCGACGTGCGGGCCAGTGCGTGGCCGCGAGACTCCCCCGGCTTCTGATGCTTGACCTCGAGGAAGATCAGCCGCCCCTCGACGCAGCACAGCACGTCAGGGATGCCGGCCTCCATGTAGACCGAGCCGTGCATCTTCCAGGTGACCGACTCCGGCCATACCTGAGCGATGCGGCGTCGGATAGCGTCCACGACTCCGCTCTCCTTGCTAGCCATGTCACTCCTTTCTCGGATACAGGGCCCCCCGCCCGCCACCGCCGTCGCGCCCGCGCCCCTGTGCGCGCTGCCCGCCCG